GACTCGATCCGCAATGGCCGGGGACAGCTCATCCGGCCAATCGCTGACAGCCTGAGCACTGATCCCGATGGCCGCGGCGGTCGCGGACTTGCTGCCGAACAGCTGGATGGCTTCTGACTTTTTCATGGTTCAGCAATTAAAGCATTCTTTATAAATAACCGCAACCATGCTTGAAGGGGAAACAAGTACGCTTTACTGATGAGTTACGGAAGCCGACTAGAAGAAGCACTTACGGCCCGAGGCGCCACTCGAGAGGGGCTGGCGTCGGCAATCGGCATCAGCGTTCAGGCGGTCGGCCAGGTGATCGCAGGAAAGACCAAAGCCTTAACCGCGGAGAACAACAGCTATGCAGCCCGCTACCTGCGGGTCTCCACCGATTGGCTTGCTACTGGGGAGGGCGCACGAGACGTCAACGTGCTGCCGGCCCTAGACGAGCCTCAACCCGGCTACACGCGGCTTCCTGTCTTGGCTCAGGCTTCGGCCGGGCCTGGGCGCTTGGCGGTCTCAGACCCTGAGTTGGTGCAACACGTCGACGTGCTGGAGAGCTGGGTGCGCCAACACCTGCGCGCGAATCCTGAAAGGCTGAAGGTGCTCACCGCGCGCGGCCACAGCATGACCGGCGTTGTAGATGACGGCGACCTGATGTTCGTGGAGTTGTGCGAGGAGTTCGAGGTGGACGGGATTTATGTCCTCAGCGTCGAAGGCCTCGTGCGCGTGAAGCGCCTGCGCCTGCGGGTGCTGGACAAAATGCTCAGCATCGAGAGTACGGACGGCAGCCAGCCCGAACTAGCCAGCTTGGCAGACGTGGGGACGCGGATATTGATTCACGGTCGGGTACTAGCGTCTTGGACGCTCAAAAGGCACTAAGCCTAACTCCGCTTAGAAAGCGCCGCGACAAATAAAAATCCTTTATTTCTGTCAGGAGGGAAAATGGAAGAGTTTAAGCGTCGAATTGCGGCTCACATAGAGCACGTCAAAAAGGTTGGATTTCACTGCACCACCGAAGAGACAACAAAGCAGGCCCTAATCCTCCCGCTCCTAGACATTCTTGGTTTCAGCGCCTTTGATCCAACAAAGGTGCGCGCAGAGTATTGCTCCGACTTTCCAGGGGCAAAGGCTGGGGAGCGCGTGGATTACGCCTTATTTTCCAATGGCGTTCCGGTGATGTTTGTTGAGGCAAAAGCCTACAACCAGAACCTTGCGAACCACTGCCCACAGCTATCCAGGTACTACAACGCAACGCCTGAAGTTGCTGTTGCTGCAATCACAAACGGCAAGGAGTGGCGATTTTTCACGGACTTGGTGCACAAGAACATCATGGATGCCAACCCCTTCTTGGTGGTGAGCCTAGAAGAGGCGAGCGAAGATGCGGCGCAACAGTTGATGCGCTTTCATCATGACCAGTTCCAACCCGAAGCCTTGCGAGCCTTGGCGGAGGAGAGCATCTACTTGGCCTCCTTCAAGCAGGCGATCACCGCCATGTTGCGAGATTGCGATATTGATTTCGTGCGCTACGTGGCCGGGCGGGCAAAGATTGAGAGAACTTTCACTGCAAAGTTCTTAGAGAGCGTGCAGCCCATCGTGAAGCAGGCCTTGGCGCAGTCCGTTAGCGGCATGGTGGCCAGCTCTCTCAACAGCAGCCCGGCACAGCCGGAGGAGGTCGCTCCGATTGCGGTGGAAGTCCCCGCGGTGCCGGAACCTGATCCGGACGCGCCTGAAATTGATCCGAACAACCCAAGAATTATTACAACCGTGCAGGAAAGGCGAATCCTTGAAGTTTGCCAAGATGTACTTCCCGGAGAAGACATCCAAGGTAAGGACACCGAAAGCTACTTTGCCGTTCTCTATCAAGGCAAGTCGAACCGTTGGCTCTTCAGATTCCTGAGCGACAGAAAGAAGCAATCGGTCTTCTTCGGCATGCCTCTCACGGAAGCGCACAAGGCTGAAGTTGCTAGGGCGCGGCTTGAGCTTGGAACTAACAACGCGGTGGTATTGGAAAAGCCAGAAAATCTATTCAGGCTTGCCGGCCTGCTTGGTGACGCCCTCGCCTACTGCAAGAACGACGAGAACTTCAAGCGTAAAACTGAGCCAGCGCTCGCTTGACATCACATTCGGGCTCGCGCTTCTGCGAACCCCTTCACCGCCCCAAGGCCCGCTTCAGTGCGGGCTTTTTCCTTCCTAGCGCGTCCTGCGCGCCTCCCGGCACACCGCCACATCCCGGCGGTTCTTCTCGCGCGCCTCGCTCGCGCGTGAGTCACTGGTAGTTCCCCACCTCCTCCCGGCCGCCCGCGCACAGCGGCACGAGCCGGTCGATCTCCCAGCCTTCGCACAGCGGCCCCGCGCTTGATGGGCAGGGGTTCGCACGCATGAACTCGGCGCGCGCGGCGCCGGGCGGGGACACGGGCTCGGTAGCGAGGGCGGCCGAGGACAGGAGCAGGAGGGTATTGAAGATGCGCATCGGGGAACGATAGCGGCGGGCGGAAGGCCAAGGCAGATCGTTGAGCGGTTCACTTCTTGAGGCTGCTTTCGCGCTAACTAAAGAATACTTGCAGGCTTTCAACAAGAATGCTTTAATTCATCCATCCCCTCCCCACCCCAGAGCAACGATGGAAGCCCTGACCCAAGCCCCTGCGCAGTCTCGCTGGGCACCGGTGACGCCGGTGCACACCCAGGCCGCACACCCCTTCTCCTCGATCTCGCACCCGCAGGCTGAGCGGGAGGTGCAGCGCATGCACGACGAGGTCCGCGCCTCGTTCCCCGCCGGCAGCAGCGACGAGGTGCGGGGCTTGGTCTACTGGGCCCGCCTGGCCGGCGGCCTGTGCGGCCGCTACGAAGACGCGATCGCCCGGCTCGACGGCTTCAAGGCCCCCGCGCCGGCGATCTCCGTCTGCTGGAGTGGCATCGACTTTGAGGTGACGGGCACCTACCACCCGGCCATTGCCGAGACCGACGAGGAGCCCGGCGAGGACGCCTGGTTCGAGCTCGGCGATATCTACTTGCGCGGCGCCGCAGTGACGGGCGCGCTGGACCAGGACCTGAGAGAGCAGCTCGTCGACGAGGCACTCAAGCAGTGCGAGCAGAACGCCCGCAGCGCGCGCGCTGCGCGCCGCTTCCCGGAGCTGGCTGGGGAGGTGCTGTGACTGCCCTCGCCCTCCTCCTCCTGCTCGGCCTGCCCGCCTGGGGCCTGGCCTTCGTGAAGCGCGAGGCGCGCCGCCGCGCCAACCGCGAGGTGCTGCTGCGCCAAGCGGGCCTATGGAAGCCCGCGCAATGACCGGCCCCGCCCTGCCCCCGCGCTGGCCCGAGACCGAGGCGATGGTCTACCACCCCGACCAGTTCAAGCCGCTCGACGTCGAGCGCCTGCTGGCTACCGGCGCCGTGGCCGGCCCCTACCGCAAGACCCGTCCGGCGCGCCTGACCCTGGCCGGGCGCATCGCCCGAACCCTGCGCGCGCTGCTGGCCTACCTGGCCGGGCCGCGGGCTTTCTGATCAACCACTACTCGAGAACGACATGAACGCACCCGCTCAAGAACACGCCCTTTCCCTCACCGCGAGCGAGGCTGTCGCTCAGCTTCCGGCCGAGCGCTACAGCGCCGGCGCGCTGACGATGAACGACGGCAGCATGGACCGCATGATCCGGATGGCCGAGATCATGGCCACCGGCAAGACGACCATCCCGCAGCACCTGCGCGGCTCGGTGGGCGACTGCATGGCAGTGGTGATGCAGGCCACCCAATGGGGGATGAACCCCTTTGCCGTGGCGCAGAAGACGCACCTGGTCAACGGCACGCTCGGCTACGAGGCGCAGCTCGTGGCGGCAGTGATCAACAGCAGCGGCATCGTGCGCGATCGCTTCGGCTTCGAATGGTTCGGGGACTGGCGCCGTGTCATCGGCAAGTTCGAGATCAAGCGCGGCGACAAGGGCGAGTACCGGGTGCCGGGCTGGAAGCTCGCCGACGAGGACGGGCTGGGTGTGCGGGTGTGGGCCACGCTCCGAGGCGAGAGCGAGCCGCGCGTGCTGGAGTTGCTGCTGGCGCAGGCACGCACGCGCAACTCCACGTTGTGGGCCGACGACCCGAAGCAGCAACTCGCCTACCTCGCGCAGAAGCGCTGGGCGCGCCTGTACGCCTCCGACGTCATCCTCGGCGTCTACACCCCAGACGAGTTCGAGGTGCAGGCGGTGAACCAGCCGAAGCACATGGGCGCGGCACAGACCGTCGAGGCGACGCTGCCCCTTGAGCTGCTCGAAGCTGCGGAGAACGCTGCCGCCGACGGCGTGGCTGCGTACCAGGCCTTCTGGCAGGCCGCGAGCAAGGAGAGCCGCAAGGCCCTCGCCGGCGAGCACAACCGGCTGAAGCAGGCCGCGCTCGATGCCGACGCAGCGCGCACCGTCGAGGCCGAGCCGCAGCAGCAACCCGCCGGCGAGCACGACGACTTCCTGGCCGGCTTGGACGCCGCGGAGGCCCGCCAGTGAAGCTCATCTCCTGCGAGCAAGGCATGCCCGAGTGGTTCGCGGCCAGATGCGGCGTGATCACCGCCAGCCGCTTCAAGGACGCCTGCGACCGCCTCAAGCCGAAGAAGGGCGAGGACGTCGGCGCGCCGAGCGTGAAGTGCATCGGCTACGCCGCTGAGGTTGCCGTCGAGCGCGTGAGCGGCCAGCCAGCCGGGGACACCTTCGTGACTTGGCAGATGAAGCGCGGTACCGAGCTTGAGCCGCACGCCCGCCTCGCCTACGAGGCCGCCACCGGCAACGTGGCCCAAGAGTCCGGCATCGCCCTGACCGACGACGGGCGCTTCGGTTACAGCACTGATGGCTTCGTCGGCGCGGAAGGCTGCCTGGAGATCAAGTGCCCCGCCTCGCCCGAGAAGCTCGTCGCCATGTGGCGCGACCGCGACCTCGCCGAGTACATGCACCAGATCCAGGGCGGGCTCTGGCTGACCGGCCGGCGCTGGGCGGACTTCGTGATGTACGCGCCGCAGCTCGCGCCAGTCGGCAAGGACCTGTTCGTCCTGCGCGTCGAGCGCGATGAGCGCTTCATCGAGCAGCTCGAGGCCGACCTGGTCGCCTTCGCAGCAATGGTCGACGAGAACGAGCACGTGCTGCGGCTCCCCTTGGCCGCCTGAGTTTCGGAGCGCCGCCGCCGGACAAAGGCGGGTGGGGACTCAGCCCCGGCGGCGGCGCTCCACCCCACAAGGACAACCAAAAAAGCTCACTATGTTCAAGAACCTCATCGTCTACACGCTCGGCGCCGTCCCAGGCCTGTCGGCCGCCACGCTCGAGGCCGCGCTACAGCGAGCCCGCTTCCTTCCCTGCGCGCCCACCCAACCCAGCTCGCACGGCTGGGTGTCGCCCCGCGGCCTCGAGCACGGCGCGCTCGTCGAGTCGATCAGCGGACATCTGCTGCTGAAGCTCATGATCGAGCAGAAGGCGCTGTCCGCCGAAGTCGTGAAGCGCCGCACCGAGGAGCTCGCAAAGAAAGTCGAGGAGGAGACCGACCGCAAGCCCGGGCGCAGGCAGACGCAGGAGCTCAAGGAGCAGGCCGAGCTGGAGCTGCTGCCGATGACGTTCACGAAGCGCAGCGCTGTGCGGATCTGGATCGATCCCCGGGCCAAGCGTCTGGCCATCGATTCCAGCAGCGCTGCGCTT